CATTATGCTTTACCTCCACGTCTAAAAAATTTTTTTCCTTTCAAAGCCTCCAAACGTGCAGAAGGCTTTGCAGGTTTCTTTTTCTTCTTTTGTTGCAACATCTGCAACATCTTCTTAAGATTTTTCTTACTAGACATTATCTATTGATCTTGCCTTTTTTCTTCATCTTAGAACCGAACTTACCGTAAGACTCATCTCTTGAATCTTTTAACTGCTTCTTAGTTCTTTTCTTTTTGATTCTCATTGCGATAGACTCATCTTTTCTATCTTTGTAACCTTGTTTCATTTTTTTCTTTTTCACAGAACCACCTTTTTTATACATTGCTCCACTTTTCATTCCCATATCAGGTGAATAAAAACCAGACTCTTCATCTTTACGAGCTTTACCAGAAATCATTTTTCCGCCGCCCATTTTCATTGCACGTCCACCAGCTCTTAAAGCCATTCTTGGTTGTGCCACTTGTTTATTAAAGTATCTATTTGCCATTATTTTTTACCTCCGTTTCTAAATATTTGTGTACCCTTTATACCATAAATACTCGCCACGACAAGGATCCACAAATTGGTGAACCATGACGGGAGCTGTGAGAACATTTCGAAGAACAGTTTTACTTTGTCCATCGCTGTCGGATCATCCGATACGACTGCCCAGGCCAGCACCAACACGGGCAAACTTAAAATTATGAGAACGGCCTCGTCTTTCCAGTCCGATTGACGGGCTTCTAACAGTTTTCCCTGGTAAGCTTCCTCACCTTGGGCCATCTTAGTAGCATGCATCAGTTGTGCATCTGACATAGCCATCTTAGTTCTCTGCTTGTTAGCGTAAATTTTACTTCCTGCAGAGACGGCTAATTTAATTGCCGACAACCACATGTTAGTACCACTTAGCTGTTTTCTTTTTGTCCTTAAGCATTCTTTTAGTTCCTCTAACTTCTGTTTCATCTCCAGTTGGTATGTAATTTCTTGGCATACCGTCTGCAGTTGATACAGATCTAGGGTCTAACTCAATATTTTGAGATGGAATACCTATTTCTTCAGACTCTACAAAAAATTTATCGTTTTTTGCCATTGTTCCTCCTATTTTTTTCTTAATTTACCTAATGTTATAGCAAAACGTGCTCGTTGTCCAAGCTTTCCAGGTTTTTTAGCTGCCGCTTTTAGTTTTGACGCTGGAATTTTTTTGCCTTTTTCAATACCTAAAGATTTTCTTAACGAACCAGGTTTTTTAATAGCTTTTTGAATAAATTTTTTATCTTTTTTTGCCATTTTTCTTCATCCCTGGTTTTTTAATTACACCTCTTGCAATTAAAATGTCTTTTTTAGTAACTTTTCCGTCACCTGACATATCTGGAAAAGATTTTTTCTTTTTCTTTACCTTCATTTTCTTTTTCATCATCTATTTTCTCCTTCATATTTTTCTATTTCAATACTTGGCATCATTTTATCTACATTTGGTATAGATTTACTCAAGATTGTTTTTTCTATTGATGTATTAGCTCTTAGTTTTGCTAATTTTTCGTTTTGATCTAGTTTTTCATCAGTGTTTTGCTGATTCATCATTGCCTTCATACGATCAAGATTAATTTTTTCTTGGCCTTCAACTTTTTTACGTTGATTATCCATAGCTCTAAGATCTAATTCTCTTGCTCTTAATTGTGCAACTGGGTCATTACCAAAACCAGATGTAACTTCTCTTTCTTCTTTTAAGAATTCAGTCATCA